GTTCTAAGGAACACTCAATCGACTACGAAAGTGGCTACGTGCATGACACAGCGTTATGCCTAATAGTCGTAAAAGTAGTGGTCGATTAAAACCACAGACCGGCAGAGCTGAACTGCCGGTTTAAATGAACAGGTAAGTGGCGTTAGCCACCTACCAGATGCTCTGTAGCGCCGCTACAGAGCCGGACGGGACAAAATACCTTCTTTTGTCCACACTAGGAGTGAAGTTTTCAATCCACTCCGTGTATTCAGTCTTTGGAAGACTGTACTGCTCTCCTCCTTTTGGGTCGAAGGGCTTAGAAAAGTTGCCGTTATCGTCAACTCTTGCCAGGACCGTATCATATGATCCTGTATCAACTGCAAAGTTCTCTTTGAGTTGTTTAGTTACCGGATGTTTATCCGAGAACAATAAGGGGTGATATTTTCTTCTATCACCCTCGCACATTAACCAATCAATCATTGGTATTCTATACGTTTTACGAGGATGCCGTAAACGTGAAATTTCTTTGACGAGTTTTATATCGTCAGAGATTATATAATACTCTTGAAATTCAAAAGTATCTTTAACGGAATCTATTAAGATTACGTCGTCATCCAATGCCTGTCTAGGGCATGGTCCTTGCCTGGTTTTGAACCAGGTATATAGCTCCGAAGATTGACGTTCCGGAGTCGTGCGTGCCTCTACGGCAGGCCTATATATACTAGGCGGTGAAAGCCTAATATTTACCTTGAGAGGGTAATTCTTCCCAAGTATATTCTCTACGATCTCGCGATCGTAGTAAATTTCTCCTTTAATCAAAGAGAACCCAGTGCTTTTCCATAAAATGAAAAAGTTAATTAATTCCTCTTTTGTAGGAATTATTTGTTCTGAAATGATTATAGATTTCAGATTTTGTTGCTTCTCTGGTACGAGAAGTCCTGTCGTTAATACATGATCTATTAACGATTGTTTGGCTAATTTTCCAATTAGCTCTGATTCCGACATAAGGTATGATCCTAGTCGGCCTATTACAGCAATTTCTGTTTTGCTGAATTTTGAAACTTGGCCTACTATGGCCGAGTTGTATTCATCCGGTATAGGAATATCGGATACTACATAAGGCATTGATTCTTCATGCCTGTATTGACCTATAAAAGTTTTTTGTAGGTATAAAGGTATCTGTTTTCTATCAGATACATTATTAGCTGAAATATAATTCAGCTCGTATACCATTGAAAGTATCTTTTCAATGTATTTTCCTCCACATTGTCCTAACCAGAACAATAGTGCATTTTCCCACTTCCAGAAAAGTGGGACTTTTCCCTCCCCTAACAATCTGTTTGGGAAGTACACGGATCCTTCATAATCTCTGTTATGAAGGCATACGTCTTGCAATGAACTTGCAAGATGAAATAAGGACTCGCACAGCTGCGGTCTCAAATACTCGATATCTCTACCGAGTTGTGTTATACGTCCAGTTGGAGTATAAGCATAGTCATCGCGGTTTTTCATAGCCTCGATTAATAGTCGACCTTTTACAATGTCGACATAAAGTAGATTTCCAAAACATTTGGATCTCATAACGAAGTTAGTCATCTGACTTCGTCTTTTGGGAATTCTTATTAATTCCTCAGTAAAATACACATAATCCTCTGATATATATGTATCATCTTCGGAGATCATCATAGATAATCTCATTAATTCTTCAATCATAATATTGAAGATGTTTATATCATCGCTTATAGCAATGATATCATCCCCTACACCTCTGTAGAAGATGTTCTGGTTCATACGGTAAGCAGCGCCATATGACATTAACGAAATCAGTGATAAAACTGTTTTCGTACCTGGGTCGCCCATGAAAGCGGCCCTTTTAGTCTTCCCAATGAGTTCACCTCTAAAGAAGATATTTCTTTCGTGAGACAATATATATTTCACGGAGTCTCCATACCATTTTGGTATGCCTATGACATAGTTGATTGTATCAATTATGTCCCTGATTACAAACCAGTCTATATGATCTGTAGATTGATGTAGGTCTGTTGAAAGACCATATAGTTTTCTCCCTTCCTCGAGAGAATCCATGATCCAAGCCAGGCTTGGATCTCCAGAATCCAGATCTTTCACTGTATTCCATCCGTGTCTAGATTGTTTAAGTCCAGACTTTAATCCTTCACAGTCATAAAGTACTGCCAAGGTAATATGTGACCATGGCTGAAGAAATTCAGCATGGAAAAAGGATGACGATGTAGTCACCCTATTCTTCGGTCCGGGCTCCCGGATCACGTTCACCTTCACGTCGTGAAAGTGTTTATATCTATTCTTAAACATAAGAATAGACCTATGAAAGATGAATTCTCCAAAATCATCTTTAGATATGAGATCTTTAGTAATCTCACCAGAGTGTAAATCTATACGATTTACAGATTTAACTGTTAACAAACATAACAGTGCCATCCTGATTTTACCACCAGGAATATTTCTGGCCTTCTCTTCCGAAGAGGCTCTTCCGGACTCGTAACATGCGTTTCCGGATATAGAAAGGTGAGATTTTAACTCACCTCTAATTATCCCTTCTTTCGATAAGAAGCGATCTAATATTGGAGTTAAAGACTCTTTTATTCTTTCTCCTTTATATCCAAGACTTGGTTCTTGGACTATACCCAACCATTCTTTTAATGATTGGATTTCTGCAGATCTGTCAATATTCAGACCTGTATTTCTAGTCTGACAAAAGTTTAAAATGCAGACTTCTTTATATCTTGATTGATTTTCTTTATCAATCAATTTCAGGTACCGTGAGATCCACGAGTACTCTTTCCGAACTTTTGGTGGTTCGGTATTTGACAACATCGATTTACGAAGTTGTTTTTTAAATTTCTTCCATCTTGAAAGAAAAGTTTTATCAAAGATAATATTACTTATCAATGAGTTCGTTATTGCGTCTGTATCGCGATAACTAAAGTCTGTATCGAACGAACAATACAGAGATATAAGAGCTCCATCAACTGTGTTAAGGAGCTCCTTTAGGTCTAAGATTCTGTCATCTGAGACCATGCATCTTATCCTGTGTCTAGCAGGACTACTCAACCTCTTGTACCAGTAGGTTGATTTAATGACCTTTAATCGGTCACTTGTGCAAAGATACTGAATAAAACAGTATCTTTTATCTATCAAGACGCCTATTGTCTTGAGAAAACTTTTTGGAAGTCTTCCAAAAAGCGAGATGGCATCATTTTTTACAATGATGCTAGGTAATGTGTCATTTCTGGCACACCTATGAGCTTCCCTTACATATTCGGAGAAGCTTAGTGATTCCGGATGTAACGGTCCGGCATTGGATACGGTATCACCACCGCATTTCGGAGAGTTGATTAGACTCTCCATTTCCAGAGACTTGATCAGTGACTGGACATTTCTGGAGTAACGCTCCAGACGTTTCAGTTCGCAACACCCCTTGACATTCGTCGCTAAGGGAAATGCGGACGTTGAGATCATGCTTACATGA